TTTCTTCTTCTCTGAACCAAGCTTTCGAAGCTGCTACCCCGCAAGCTTGCAAATCGCTTATTGCGAGCGGCGTTCGGTTTGTTGTCGCTGTTGAGACGGCAGCGGGCGAATGGTTCCTCGCTCACGCTGAGGATCAGGCGAACGCCAATAACATCGCCCATACTTGGGTCGATCAGATGAACGCTCGCGGCGCTTCTTTGTGGCGTCTGTTTGAAACAGGCCCAGCGAACAAGCCGTTCGGCACGGTTTACGCTCAATCCGATTGGGAGGGCTGATCGCCAGAGAGAGTGGCTGTAACGGCCACCTTTACGGCCTGCGTCTGATCGTGTATCCTTGGTGCCAGATTAAAGGAAACCGCTATGGCAAAACCTGGCTTATACGCTGCAATTCACGCCAAACGCGCAAGGATCGCCGCTGGCTCAGATGAAACCATGCGGAAACCTGGCACCAATGCGTTCCCCGAGGATGACTAATGGAATTTTTTATTATCGCTCTACTTTTTGGCGCTTGGCAATATATTGCTATGCAAAAAAACAAATGAGCGACAAACCCGCAGGCTACACGTTCGGTCGTCCTACAACGTATCGCGCCGAGTATTGCGAGCGGGTGATTGAGCTTGGCAAGCTGGGTAAATCGCTGGTGCAAATTTGTTCCGAATTGGACGTCGTGAAGGGAACGCTGTTCAATTGGTGCGATAATAACCCTGACTTTTTGACCGCCATGGAAAAATCTCGCAGCCATGCGCAAAACTATTGGGAATCAATCGGTCACGACGGGATGCTGAATAAGTCCATCGACGCCTCCATCTGGTCCCGCTCAATGGCCGCAAGGTTCCCTGCTGACTGGCGCGAATCGAAGCATCAAGAGGTCACCGGCGCTAACGGCGGGCCGGTTAATCATAGCCTCAAGATTGAATTCGTAGACAGCGGAAACCCTGCTTGACGATCCAGCTTCCTAAATGGTCCGAGATCCTGTTCGACGAATCGGCCAGGTATATCGCTGTCAAAGGCGGTCGCGGATCGGGTAAGTCCAGATCGGTTGCTACGGCGCTGAATCTGAGGGCAGCGGCGAAACCGCTTAGAATTCTATGCGTTCGTGAAATTCAGAAGTCTATTCGTGATTCGTCTAAGCGGCTGCTCGACGACGACGCGGAACGGATCGGTCTAACATCGTTTTACAATTCGCTGGAGACCGAAGTCAGAGGCGCTAACGGCTCGCTGTTCCTGTTCGCTGGTTTGCGGCATAACATCGACTCGATCAAGTCAATGGAAGGGATTGACATATGCTGGGTCGAAGAGGCCCAGAGCGTGTCTAAGACCTCGCTCGAAACGCTGATCCCCACGATCCGCAAATCCGGCTCGCAGATCATATTCACATGGAATCCGAGGCACGAATCGGACCCTATCGAAGAGATGTTTGGCCGCGAGGATCTACCGCCTGACACGCGGGTCAAGACGGTTAACTACATCGACAATCCTTGGTTTCCTGACGTGCTCCAGAAGGAGGCCGATTACGATCTGAGCCGTGACCCTGAGAAATACAATCACGTTTGGATGGGCGGCTATCTGCGGAACTCAGAATCCCGCGTGTTTAGAAACTGGACCGTCGAGGAATTCGAGGCACCGGCTGACGCTATGTTCCGCCTTGGTGCTGACTGGGGCTTTGCAAGCGATCCTTCGGTGCTGGTCCGCTGCCACATTGTCGGGCGCAAACTGTTCATCGACTACGAAGCCCACATGGTCGGCTGCGAGATCATGGATCTGCCCAGCCTGTTTATGTCAGTGCCAGGCGCTGAGAAATGGCCGATCACGGCTGATAGCGCCAGACCTGAGACGATCAGCCATATGAGGAACAACGGGTTCCCTAAGATCCAAGCGGCGGTCAAGGGTCCGAAGTCCATCGAAGACGGGATTGAGTGGCTCAAATCGTTTGATATCGTGGTCCACCCTCGCTGTCGGCACACAATTGACGAACTGACGATGTATAGCTACAAGACCGATCCGCTCACGCAATTGGTGCTACCCTTGCTTGAAGACAAGAATAATCATATCATAGACGCGCTAAGATACGCCTGCGAGGGCGCTAGGCGGGCAAACATAGTCCGGCCTACGTTTGTCGCCCCTATCGCTGTCAACAGTCCCTACGCGAGACGCTAACCAATGGCCATGACGAAATCCGAGCGTTGGAACGCCATTCACTACGAGGCGCTGGTCGAATTCGACGCGATCAATTCGGCGGTTCGTGATGAGCGATTGCAGGCGCTGGACGACCGGCGGTTCTATTCGATTGCTGGCGCTCAATGGGAAGGCCCTCTGACTGAGCAGTTTGAGAACCGCCCGAAGATGGAAGTCAACAAGATCCATTTATCGGTTATTCGTATAATTAACGAATATCGGGCAAACCGAATTACGGTCGATTTTATCTCCAAGGAAGGCGACGAGTACGACAAGCTGGCCGACACATGCGACGACCTGTACCGCGCTGACGAGCAGGATTCCGGCGCTGAAGAGGCTTATGACAACGCATTTGAAGAGGCTGTCGGCGGCGGGTTCGGTGCCTGGCGTCTGCGGACTGTTTACGAAGACGAGGCGGACGAGGAAGACGAAAAGCAGCGGATCAGGATCGAGCCGATCTTTGACGCTGATTCGAGCGTGTTCTTTGACCTAAACGCCAAGCGCCAGGACAAGGCTGACGCCAAATCAGCGTATGTGCTCACGGCGATGACGCCAGCGGCTTACGAGGCGCAGTACAAGCAATCGCCTGCATCGTGGGAAAAAACCATCGAGCGCACCGAGTTTGATTGGCTCACGCCCGATATCGTTTACGTCTGCGAATATTACAAGGTTGAAGAAAAAGCTGAGCTGATCCACGTCTACCGCGATCTGGGCGGCGAGGAAGAGCGATACGCAGACGCGGAACTAACCGAAGAAAAGCTAGCCGAACTGGACGCTATCGGGTCGGTGAAGGTGCGCCAGAAGCGTGTCAAGCGTAACCGGGTCCATAAATATATCTTGAGCGGCGGCGGCGTACTCGAAGACTGCGGTTATATCGCGGGCAAGAATATCCCGATCGTGCCTGTCTATGGCAAGCGGTGGTTCGTCGATAACATCGAACGCAGCATGGGCCACGTGCGTTTGGCGAAAGACGCGCAACGCCTCAAGAACATGCAGCTATCTAAGCTGGCCGAAATTTCCGCGCTGTCGTCCGTGTCTAAGCCGATCCTGTTCCCCGAACAGGTCGCAGGCCACCAAGTGATGTGGTCCGAGGATAACGTCAAGAATTACCCATACCTGTTGATCAACCCCGTCACCGGCCAAGACGGGCAACAGGCGCTGACTGGGCCGACGGCTTACACTAAGGCCCCTGAAATCCCGCCTGCGATGGCGGCTTTGTTACAGATCACCGAGCAGGACATGCGCGACGTCTTGGGGAACCAGGAGCAGGGCGAGAAGACCGTTTCGAATATCAGCGCCAAGGCGATTGAGCTAATCCAGACCAAACTGGATATGCAGACCCAAATCTATGTGACGAACATGGCGAAGGCGATTAAGCGGTCCGGTGAGATCTGGCTGTCGATGGCGAAAGATATTTTCGTCGAGGAAGGCCGCAAGATGAAGGGGATCGCTAGTGACGGCACCCTAAAGAAAATTGAACTCATGCGTCCCGTGATTAACGAAAAGACCGGCGAGACTGAGACCGAGAACGATTTGTCTGACGCTGATTTGATATCGCGGTTGACGTCGGGCCGTCGTCGTCGAGCAGGCGCCAGTCAACGGTTCGCAGCCTGACGAATATGCTAGCGATCACTACCGATCCTGAGACCGCCCAAGTGTTGCAGGCGATGACGATGTTAAACATGGAAGGCGAGGGGATCGCGGACGTTCGCGATTACTTCCGCGCCAAGATGGTTAAGATGGGCGTGATTAAGCCGAACGAGGAAGAGGCGGCGGCGATGGCTGAGGCGGCTCAGAATCAAGAGCCTGATCCGCAGCAGCAGTATCTGTTAAGCGCGGCCAAGGAAGCCGAGGCCAAGGCGTTGAAGACGGCGGCTGACACGAAGCTGACCGAGGCGAAGACGCTAGAGACGCTTGCGGGTATTGAAGGCTCACAGATGGCGCAGGAAGCCCCTGCACCGGCTCCGGCACCACAGCCTGCCCAGCCTGTCCAAGCGGCTCTAGCGGCCCCCGTAGAAGATCCTGAGACGAAAGCATTGGCTCGCGAAAAGGCCCAGCTTGAAATCGACATTCTGCGGGTTGATCTGGAAACCAAGATCCGCAAGCTGGAAACGCCAGAACCTCCAGAGGAAGAGCCGAACCATCCCGAAGCAGACGCTGCGATGGCGATTGCCGAAGCGGTCGATGGCCTGGCGGAAGGCGTCAGCGAATTTAAATCAGTCGTCGAAAACATGACGATTTCTAACCAAGAGAATGCAAAAGGTGCTATAGAGGCGGTACGAAGTCCTAAGCGCGTGATACGTGAAAAAGGCCGAATTGTCGGGATTGAATAGGAGCCATCATGGCAAAGTCGATCACTACTTGTAACAATCTATTGAAACTACTGTTTAACGCCACCGCTTGGGCCACCATCGCGGACAACGCGGCGGCATCGCCTTTGACCAACCTGTATATTAGCCTTCACACGGCTGACCCAGGCACTGGCAACAGTCAGAACACTAACGAGACCGGATACACTAACTACGCTCGCGTCGCAGTCGTGCGGACCAATGTGGGCTGGACTGTCGCGACCAACACGGCGGTAAACGCGGCTCTGGTCCAGTTTCCGCAGTGCGGCGCTTCGGGCGCTACATTGACCCACGTTGCTATCGGTACGGCGGCGTCAGGCGTCGGCAACGTGCTCTATGCGGGTCCGCTAAACAGCTCGCTAGCCGTTGCGTCTGGTATCCAGCCACAGTTTAACGCTTCCTCGCTCACAGTGACGGAAACCTAAGCATGACCCAGCCAAATCTAGCTAAGGGCGACGAGCCTCTGTATTCTTGCGTCGAGTGTGAAGGCCCCGTGTTTCTGGTGGACGACGTTGTGTATAAGCCCTGCGGCCATACGGCGGCTGCGGTGCTGGCAAATCTGACGGCGATCTTGCGCGGCACGTCAGAGGTGAAATAGTGGCGATCAGATCCTACAAAGATTTGGTGGACGCGGAGGAAAACGGACAAACCTTTATCGGTGCGTTCCGTAAAACCATCACCGCAGCCACAGGCCAAGGCGCATGGTTTGACGTGACGTTAAGTCCTGGCAACCCGCTGCCATTTTACTACGCCTCATCGCCCTTGTTTGGTTTGCCATTAAGCCAATCGGTTAATGGCGGTATGCCGCACAATCTGCCGGTCGGTCAGTTAGGATATAAAACCTACCTTAAAACCTTCACGGTTTCCCCTACGGCGGCGGGCTTGTTTTGCACGGGCCCCATGATCCTAATGGATTATCTATTCTATTATCCGTTTATCGACACGGGCACGACGGACGAGCAGTATCTAGGCCAAGCCGATCAACTTCCGCGCTACGTTGACGGCAAAGGCGTGCAAGTCATGGCTGTTCAAATGGCTGGTATGCTTGGAACGGGAAACCCGACTTTCCGCTTCACCTACATGAACCAAAACGACATTCCAAAAACAAGCCCAACACAGACATGTGGGTCGGCATCGCTAGTTGGGGAGCTGGCAACGGGAAACAACAGTTTAACATCCCAGCCAAACAGCAACTATCCGTTCTTAACGCTGTGTCCGGGCGATACGGGAGTGCGCTCGATCTTGTCAGTGACCTTTGACACTGCGGATATTGGGCTATTGGCGTTTGTGCTGGTTAAGCCTATTGAACAAATCATCTTGCGTGAAACTCTTACAACTGGCGAGCGCACACCTGTAACAGATTTCTTTGATTTGCCTGTCATTGAAGACGACGCCTATTTGTCTATCCTGCTTAACGGTGGTCAAGGTCTCGCGACACAATGCGGCTACATCGGCACAATTCAAACGGTTTGGGGATAAATCATGGCTTTACAGTCAATGGATCAAATTATCAGCGCGATTACTGCCTCGCAGTTTAACCGCACTGACTGGAACAAAAACGCCTTGCCAGTCACCGCGCAGGTCGCGGGCCAATGGTACGATCTGAGCACGGGAGCGGGCAATCCGTTTCAGAACTCGACGCACGGATCGACGACGAACCTAGCGTTTCAGGCCCTGTCCGATACGACGTCTATCGGCGCCACGACGGCGGCGCTGGGCGGCTCTATCGCTGGTACGGTGTTTACCGACACGACCCACGGCACAAACCGTTTCACAATCGGTATGTTGCTCTCAGGAACGGGTGTCACGGCGGGCACCTACATCGTCTCGCTAGGCACGGGTACAGGTGCCAACAACGGCGGTACTTATAACGTCAACATTTCTCAGACCGTCACATCGCAAACCATCACCGGAACAGCGACAACTAACGGTCTGTATACGGGCGGTGCGGTAGCGCCATCAATCAAAAACATTTTGAACGTCTCGGCGTTCTCAGCGGCGGCAACTACGGCCCCGGCGACACTCATGCTGGTCGATCAGGTTGCAATGTTCACCGTGTCGTCAGTCACCACCACGGGCGCACAGTCATTCACCGGGACGCAGACCCTGCCTCGCTATGCTACAGGCGCGGGTGTTCAAGCGTTCATCGTGCCCTCGGTAGTCATGGGTGCGGGTACGCCAACCATCCAGCTAAATTACACTAACGCGGCGGGCGTATCGGGCCGTTTGACGCCTGCCAGCCCCTCGCTACCCATCGCCAACACGGCATCACCTGTCGGGGCGCTGGTCCATACGGGAACGGGTGCGGGTAAGTTTGGCCCATTCATGCCGCTGGCATCGGGAGACACGGGTATTCGCTCTATCCAGTCAATCAACCTTTCGGCCACAATGACCTCTGGCTCACTGGTCGTCGTTCTCGCCAAGCCAATATTTACGCTGCCTATCACTACGGTCGGCGTGGCATCTGAGCGCGATCTGGTTAATCAGCTTCCATCCATGCCCCGTATTTTTGACGGTGCCAATCTACAATGGCTCATGTATGCGGGCGCGGCAACCCCTATTAACTCCGCCTTTTACGGC